AAAAATTAATTATACAACTAGATACATTCAAAGATCTTATGGAAATATTCGTCAAGCAAGTATGATTGATAAAGAAAAAACTTGGATATATAAGCCAGCATTACTTTGGGAAGCATCAGGAACTGATTCAACAAAAACAATTAATGAGGTTGCGTCTAGACAGTCAAAGTATGTTCTTGGTGCAATGCCAATAAACTCAGATCTATCTAATAGCGTTCCAACAGTAGTTAATCATAAAATTCAAAACAATGTAATAGATCTTGGAGAAAATGTTTATTGGCTTACTAGGTATCAAGGATATTTTTATTCTAATGGAGAAATAATTAGATATGATGCTGCTCAATTCAATGTTACGCTTGCAATTTGGTATCCTGTTCAGTCAGATGGATCTCTGCTAGAGTCTTCACCACAAATTGTTTTACCTGGAAGATTAGCCCCAACTAGTTTTATTGATAATTTAGATAAAAGGGTTGCAGGTGGAGAAATTACTGAAGCGCAAAAGGGTCAAGAAATTCAGGCATGGAGAAGTTCACATAGACAGGGTAGTAGCAATGTCTGGATTACAAGTAATCAGGAATATCAAAATTATTTTAAATCATTGCCTTTTAATGGAAAAATATACCCTACAGGATTGGTGAGAATATATACTGTTCCTTTTTATGAAACAGTTGATGGCATTACTCGTTTACAAAATGGTTCAGTTTATGAGCACGGACGTGCACAATTTGGAACACCAATCACCACACACTCTGCAGGAATAAATTCATATTGGTCAAATAATGACTATGTGAAAGGGTGCGAAATGAAAACAGAGTACTTGTTTACAACATCGCTACTTGAGGACATATCAATACCATCAACAACGACTGGTGCAGCAGGAATTAATAATATAAAGGCAAGACAAACATCAAGAAATGGAACTATCAAAAACTTTATGTCTTCCAGTTATTCAACTGAAACATTGGTTAACAGCACATTATCAACCCAGTCTGGAACAATACAGTCTTCTGCTTTGGTTATGAATGGTCCATCATTTACTACAACAGAAAAGCCCATTGATTTAGTTTCATATGTTTACAAAAATTTAAATAATGCATACAAACATTTTGGGGCCAGAGTAAGAATTATTGGAAAAATTGAAAACAATGAGATTCGTAGTCAAACTCCAACAGGAAGCGTTACGTACTATCAAGTTGCTGGAGTAAGGCCAGATCAAAACGTAAATATTGGAGGAGGATCTGGCGGTTTGGCAGTATTGCTTAATCCAGAAACAAACAACGGCTATTATTTTGAAATTGTTGCTTTAACAGAACAAAATGTAGAGTCATACTTAAATCTAGATAAAAATAATAAATCTAGTATTTCAATTAACAATGTGGTATTTTATAAAATTAAAAAGAACTCTTCAAACACAGAAGCAATACCTGTAAAACTTTGGGGCGGATTGTCAAAAATAATAGTTGATGATGGCAGGTTTACAGGACAGTATAGAATGACTGGTGAAGAAAATCCAACAGTTTATGACTTGGCTGTAGAATATCAGGATATAGGAAAAATTAGAAGGTTCTTTTTGTATATCAATAATCAGTTAGTTCAGGTTGTAGATGACCCAGATCCACTTCCAGTGTATAACAATATGGCACCATTTGTTCGTGGATCTTCTAGGGTTATGTTTGAAAATATTTATGCATTATCTGAAAATTATTCTCAAAATAGTGTTTTTACAGTTGGAGAAACTCTTTCATCAGCATTTGGAAATAAAGAAATAAATGCTAGTGAATCTTTCAGAAGGTATGCTATGAGCGGAATTATTCAATCAACCTATCTATCTGGAATTAGTTCTCAAGAATCTCCTAAATATAATTTATATTTTGAAGAATTTGGTTCAATTATGAGAGAATGTTCATATTTTAATATTAAATATGATCGTGCATATCCCGCTCTTTATGCTCAAATATCTCCAACATTTAATAAAATAAAGGGTTATACAACATCTGGGTTTTATGCTGATTCCTATGGTGCTGAGTTTTTAATTTTTAACGCTACAGATACAGCAATCAATCTTGATGAAACTAGCGGAAATTATTTAAGAGTTCAAGGTATTACCTTCACTCAAGATACAACCCATGAATTAACAGTTGACGAATATTTTAAAAAGCGCAGTAATTTTTCTAATCCACAGTTAACTAGTTCTTCTCAAATTATTTCTCCACTTATTGAAAAAGAAAAATTTGATAACATTAAATTAAGTAGAATGATATATGGTAATAATGATTTTACCTTAGATACTCCATATATCCAAACACACGACGATGCTGAAAATTTAATGGGATGGCTTATAGATAAGTTGATGGTACCTAAAAAATCTATTGGGGTAAAGATTTTTACAACTCCAACTATACAACTTGGCGACATTGTTACAGTTGACTATAAAGATTCTAACAATTTGGACCTAGTAACAAAAAATACTTCTAGGTTTATAGTATATAGTATTGATTACACAAGAAGATTAAGTGGCCCTTGAGATGATGCTTTACTTGGCGGAGGTGTAATATGGGTGCCTGGGATGATGGAGGAATGACTGCTGCTGAAAGGGCTGCTGGAATTAAAAAACAAAGTTCAGGTGCTCCAATTAAAGTAACCGTTGAAAGAGGCGATACTCTATCATCTATTGCAAAAGAAAACAATACAACAGTTAAGGCAATCCTTGCTGCTAATCCAAAATTTACAGAAGATGCAAAATATAAAGGTGGAAATACCATATTTGCTGGAACAACCGTAAAGATTCCACCAAAGGCTTCAAAGCCTTCTACTGTTTCGGCTGCCCCAACACCAACATCAACACCAACATCAACACCAACATCAACTTTTTCTCCAGGAGACTTTAGAAAAGCAGAAGAAAAATCTAACGAACCATTTTATGAGTCACAAAAGGTAGAAGATGTAAAAGAAGTTTATCTTGTGCCAAGGAATTTTATACCAAACATAACACCTACCCCACTCACCCCATCAACAATATCTGCAACTGTGGTAACACCACCACCGCCTCCAGTTAAAACTGCAACTCTTGATATTATTTTATTTGATGACGAAGCAACCACTGTAGATACTATGGCAGATTTAATATTTGAAAATATTGGAGGGCAAGAATTAATCAATATTACAAGATCTGACATTGTTAATGGTCAAAAAATATCCTATCAACCTATAAAAAACCTATCATCTATACAACAAAGATATAATCCAAACAACATCCTTAGTCTTCAACAAACCGCAGATAAATATTTTGCTGGTTTTTCAATAAAATTAGAGGATAAAATTCCAAATGAGGGCAATGGGGCAAATGGAGAAAATGTCTATATTGAAGAGGGTACTGGCGACTTAATTATTGAGTTTATTAATATAAACAATGATGAGCAAATTGAGGTACAAATTACCTCAGATGGTACAATATATGAAGCGAATCTTGGAGAAATAAACTCATGATAACTAATACTGGTAAAACGATTATTGCAAAATATTTGCTTGGACAAGCGCCAGCATATGCTTCATATCTTGCTATTGGTTGCGGGGCTACACCATTGACTACTGGAGATCCACTTGGAAACTATTCAACAAAACAAAATTTAGATTTTGAAATGTTTCGTGTTCCAATATCTTCAAGAGGTTTTGTAAATGAAAATGGGTTAGATAAAATTGTTTTAACTGCAGAGTTACCAACAGAAGAAAGATATGAAATTTCTGAAATTGGAATTTATTCTGCTGGATCAAACCCTTCTGCAGGTGCCTATGATAGTAAAACTGTGTTTGCTTTTACGCAAACTGAAAACTGGCAGCACCATACAACAGAATCAGCGGTAGCAATCAATACGTTTTCTGCTGCACTAGACGCACCAGAATATGACAATATTATTGCAGTTGCAGATAGCGTATTTCAAACAAGCGGAGACAACCCAATATTTTTTAAATCTCCAAGAGTTGAAAGATATGAAAGACCAAGATTTTTAAATAATGTTATTTTAATACAAGGCGATGATTCTGATATTACAATTAATGAAGAAAGTGGGGCAGCGCAGGATCATTTCGTAATAGAGCCTGGATCAAATCACATACATTTAACTGGTGCTAATATTGATTTTACAAGAAACTCTCCAACAGATGAGTTACGCTTAGCCTTTTCATTAATAAGTAAAGATGGTGCGTCTGCAACAACTCCAGAAAATGTAAGAATAATGGTTGAGTTTGCATCAACAGAAACAGAAACTGCAGAATATGCTAGATTTGAAGCAGAAGTTATTGATGATAGTAGTGGTGGAGCCTATGATTTTTCTACAGATCGGTATTTTGTAGTAACAAAACAACTTCAAGAATTATATACAAGTGCTAATTTTACATGGAATGCTGTTACAGTGGTAAAAATATATGCTTGTGTTATTGATGCAGGAGTTCCGTCTAATAACTATTATGTAGCATTAGATGCAATGAGGTTAGAAAATATTGCCACAATTAATCCACTTTATGGTTTAACTGGGTACTCAGTAATTCAAAATATAGATGCATCAACTATTGTAAAAAGTCCTAATACTAGTAATTATATTGAATTTAGATTTTCAGTTGGTGTAACATAATGTCTGATTCAGGAATTAAAAAAATAAGAATAAGACAAAAGAACCTTCCTACAATAGACGTAAATGAAGAAGGATATATTTTAAAATATAGAGTAATTTCTGAAGATAAAAACAGAACGTCGCAATGGTCACCAACATCAATTGTTCAACCAAACTATACTTACGTTTCTGGAGATATATCTTTTAATAAGTCAGGACAGGTTGCAACCCTAGCCTGGGACTCTGTTTCAATACAAAAAGATGGAATTGAAATTAGAAAAGCACATGAGTTTGATATTTGGCTAAGATGGGACAGAGGTGATAATGGAGATTGGATTTATAAGCAAAGAATTGACGGAGCAAACATTTCTTTTCCAATTCCCAATACATACACAATAGACGGAGTAGTTCAAGGGTCTGCACCCAACAAACTTTCAGCAGAAATATATTTAAAAGGAACCCCAATTACTAGGGAGTCTACTTTATTATTAGTTTATGAAGATGGTCCACACACCGTTTAATGATATACTTTAATAGGAGGAAATAATGGCAAAAGTACCACTACCAGAAAGAGGGCAGCCTCTTGATGTCACATATTTATATAGTTTAGTTGATGCTGTAAATGATCTTTCTACACAGATTGCATCTACAACTGCAAATAAAACAGTTATAGATACTGTAAGTGCTGGCAAACAAGAAATTAAAACTTCTAGTTCAAGAATAATTGGTGGTTATGTTGAAGTTGCTAATAACTCAACAGTCTCTGCTGGAAATGAAAGAACATTTACTTATGACTTTAAAGATTTTAAATACCCTCCAATTGTTTCTGCTACACCAGTTAATATTGGTCAAACTCCAGCGGGACAAAATGTAAGTGTTATTTTAAAAAGTGTTACAGAAACAAGAGTTGAAGGTGTTGTAAGATTTGGGGCCTCTGGTGATCTATCTCTAGCAGTACATTTAATAATTGTTGGAATTCCAAACTAAAGGACAATTTAATGATTACTTGCACAAAATGCAAGGGCAGAACTTTTATTGATAGGCAATACAGTAGTGTTCAACACATAGAAACTTATTGCGTCGTGTGTGGGCTGAGAAAATTTTTTCATCCACCATCAGAAAGGGAAGAGGGAAGATGGTTACTAGCAAAGGAATTATACAGGGCGAAATTTACAATAACGAAACTGTAATAAAAGGAAATCAAAAA